GACGGAAAATGTCGGCCGTAAACCTTCCACCCTTCGGCTTCTGGTTTCTATCGTGCAAGAAGTTTCGGAAAGCACCCAACGCATACAGGAGGGCATGATGCCCAGCCCCAAGCTCGCCAAGCTTCAGGATGAAGCGCCCGCCCTTCACAAGCAGATCGTCGACCTTCGCGCCCTCGAGCCGAAGGACGAGGCCGATGCCGTGTCGATCCAGGAGCGGCTGAAGGCCGCCGAGACCCGCGCCGCCGAAGTGGCCGTCGAGGCCGCCCGCGAGCGAGAACTGGACAACCGGCTCGAGGAGCTGCGGAAGGTGACGGCGGCGACGCCCGCTTCGGCCCCCGCCGGCGAAGTCGAGAAGGCGACCCGGAAGGCTCCGGCCATCCACATCGCCAAGCGCGGCCCGGTGGCGGCCGCCGACCTGGTGGCCGGTGGCCAGTTCCTCCGGGCGATCGGCATGGGCGCGAAGGCCATCGACCTCCGCAACATGGGCGAGACCTCGCCCACCTATGACGGGGCCGGCGTCGAGCTGGTCTCGCCGGAGCTGTACCGCGGGTTCCTCGAGACGCTCGCCTACCAGTCGGTGGGTGTGCAGCTCGCGACCCTGTTCGAGACGACCTCGAACGAGTTCCAGATCCCCAAGATCGGCGACATCGAGGCCGACTGGGTCGAGGAGCTGACCGAGGTCGACGACGAGGCCCTCCCGACCAGCCGCGAGGACATCAAGCTCCACGAGGTCGGCCGCCTGGTCACGATCTCGCGGCGGCTCCTCGACGACGCGGCCGGGGTGGCGAACCTCGCGACCGTGTTCAACCGGCAGATCTCGATCGCGGTCGCGACCAAGATCGACAACGTGTGGCTGAACGGCGACGCCGGCAAGGAGATCGACGGCCTGGTCGACCTGATCGACGAGGAGAACGAGGTCGAGGCCGGAACCGACTTCGACGGTGGCGACCTGGCCGAGATCGTCGGCAAGATCGACACCCGGGCCTCGAACACGGCCTGGATCGTGTCGGGCGAAGGCTGGACGCACATGCTCAAGTCGAGCGTGATCAGCCAGTCGACGCTCGTCGGCGATCGGGTCCTCCCGACGGTGATGGGTGCTCCGGTCTACCGGGTGCTCGGCCTCCCCGCCGGGACGCTGGCCCTGTACGGCGACTTCGCGATGGCGACCGCCGTGGTCCTGAAGCAGAACGGCCTCGAGGTCGCGGCCTCCGAGCACGCGGCCTTCAAGTCCAACGGCATCGTCTACCGCGGCCTCCAGCGGTTCGGCCTGGCCAACCACGACCCGCAGTTCGTGGCCAAGCTGTATTCCGCCGGCAGCAGCTGATTGTGAGACTCGCGCGATGCCCGGCGGGTGGCAGGGATGCCGCCCGCCGGGCCGTGGCGTTTCAGGAGGATCCCGTGGCCGCGCTCACCCCGATCCGCCTCCTGAAGACCTACCGGGGCGTTCCGCCGGGTGGTGTGATCCACGCAACGCCGGCCCTGGCTCGGCGGCTCGTCTCGCTGGGAATCGGCTCCGATGACGTCCGGCCGGGCAGCGTCTGCCGGCCGCAAGCGGCGGAGCGGGCCGTGGCCCCCGGCGCCGGGGAGGCTCGATGAAATACCGCCCTGACACGCTTCGCGTCCTGACTCACCCGAGCGTCGAGCCCGTGAGCCTGTCTGAGGCGAAGGCCCAGATCGGCCTGATGCCCGACCAGACCGAGCACGACACGCTGCTCGTGGCCAAGATCGCCACGGCTCGCCGACTGATCGAGGCCCGGCTGGGGATCGCGATCGTGGCGACCGAATACCGGGCCACCTGGAAGGCCGCCCCGGAGGTCCTCCGGCTCCCGGCCCCGCCCCTGCTGACCGGCAGCGCCTACGGCCTGGTCGTGACGGCCGACGACGACGAACTGACCGAGGGCGACGACTATGAGGTCGATGCCGACGCCGTCCCGGCCACGATCGAGTTGTCGAAGGGCACCGGCAAGCGGGTGGTCGTCACCTACTGGGCCGGGGTCGAGCCGGGCGACACGGTCGACCCGCTCCTCCGCTCCGCGATCCTGGCCTACGTCGACCACCAGTTCAACAATCGGGGCGTGATCGCGACCGACGGGGCGACCGAACTGCCCCAGGCCTTCGACACCCTCCTGGCCGCGAGCAGCTGGAACGGGGGCTGGTGATGGCCGTCCCCTCCGGCATCCTGACCGAGGTTTTCGAGATCCAGGAGCCCGTCTCGACGCGGAACGCCGCGGGCGAGAGTGTGACCACCTGGGAGGCCGTGCGCCAGGTCTACGGGTCCTACGAGGCCGTCAGCTATTCGGAGCAGGCCCGCCGCGGCCAGATCGGCGGCAACCTCCAGGCGACCGTCCGGATTCGGTACGTCGCCGGGGTGACCGGTCTGATGCGGCTCCGGTGGGTGTCCCGGAACGACCGGATCCTGATGATCGCCGGGGTCGTCGAGCGGGGCCGCCGCGAGGAGCTCGAGCTGACCGTCGAGGAGCAGGCGACGTGATCGACATCGGGATCAACTTCTTCAGCACGTCGAGCCAGATCGACTCGCTGATGGCTTCGTTTCGGGAACTGCCGCGGCACATCGCCCGGAAGCACCTGAAAGCCTCCATGAACAGGACGGTGAAGAACGGGGTGCCTGTGCTCCGGAGCCTGACTCCGAAGGGCACCGCCAGAAACAAACGGAACGCGGTGTCCCGCGACTCCGGCGGGCGGTTCCTGAAGGGCAGCGGCAAAAAGTTCCGCCAGCGGGCTGGGGCCCTACGGCGGGCCGTCACGTCGAAGTCGAAGTTTGTCGGCCGCGCGAAAGACGGGTTCGTCGTCGGGGTCGTCGGATACCGCGGCGGCCTCGAAAGCCGGAAGGCCATCTGGCTGGAATACGGGACGTCGCGAGGGATCAGCCCGCGAGACATCATCCCAAAGTTTCTGAACGCCTACGGCAAGCCGCAGGGTAAGACGCTGGTCCGGGAAATGAAGAAGGCGCTCAAGGCCGCCGCCCGGGAACTGGCCAGCGGCAAGAACCCCGGCAGGAGGTGACCATGGGCTCCCCCCACGTCTGGCTCAAGGCAGCGATCGAGGACGCGATCGGCAGCGGCAGCGGCTACGAGGTCACGGCCTGGCCGGTGGAGATGACCGGGGCCGGCGACCCCCCCTACGTCATCTACAACCGCACGGCCACGATTCGGGAGCAGCTGCTGCCGGATGCCCTGGAAGAACTCCCGGAGTTCGACAATCTCCCTCCGGTTGCCACGTTCAACGTGGCTGTTTTTGCCGACTCCTACGTCCAGGCCTGGGAGATCGCCGACGCGATCACGGCCGCCGTCCACAGGTTCACAGGTTCGGCCCACGGCGAGACAATCCAGACGGCGCTTGTGACCGACGTCGCCGACGGCGACTCCGGATTCCTCGAGGGCCGCGAACAGCCGACCTTCACCGTCGAGCTTACCGTCGAAATCACCTACCTGGAGTGACCCATGCCCGGCGACATCTTCACCACGAGCCACGGCACGACGTTCGAGTTCGACGGCAACACCTACAAGTGCATGGACATCTCCTACGAGTCGTCCGCCCCCAGCCGCGAGCGGCTCGATATGACCACGCTCGACGTGGCCGACGGCGGGGAGGCCGTGATGGTCCTGGCCCCGATCGTCCCCAAGCGCGACCCGCGAAAGTTCACGATCGCCTACCGCTCGGTGGACAACACGGTGGCGATCGAGGAGGGCACCGTGGGCGAACTGGACACGGCCGACGGCAGCGGGACCTATCGCGTCACCGCCTCCGGCCTGTCCCGGAAAACCAACGCCTACGTCGAGGGCTCCGCGACGTTCGAGGAAGTGATCGAAGGCGAAGATCAGTCCGGTTCCTGATTCCTGACCGGAGGATCGGATGCCCGGCTTTTACTCGTCGCACGGCACGACCGTTTCGTTCGACGGCGTTCCGATTGGATACCTGACCGGCTTCGACACCGAATGCAAGGCCGGCGAGACCCACGAGGTAACGCACGTCGAGAGCCCCGTCTTCGGGACCGGGGCGAATGCCCGCGTCGTCAAAGAGTACGACGTGACGAGCATCGAGCCCCCCACGCTCACGTTCACCTTCTGGGGGCCGCCGTCCTTCGCGCCGACCGACGCTGGACTCAAGGCCGAGATCGTGTTTGATAGCCCGGGCAACCTGATTTCCGGCGAGGCGATCCTGATGGCCTTCAACCATTCCGGCCGAGCGGGTCAGTGGTCGACCGGGACCGCCACGTTCCAACTCACAGGAGCCCTGGAGGGCAGCTGATGTCACTGTCATTCGATGAACTGCTCGATCTCGCGGCGCTGAAGGGCGGCCCGCTCGAGCTCGAGGTGAAGTCGCTGGGCGGGCGGAAGGTGTTCGTCCGCAACCCGTCGAGCGGCGACGTGGATCAGTGGCGCATGTGGTGCAACAAGCACCAGGGCGGCGACGCGCCGCTGGCGGCCCGGCTCGTGCAGCTGATGCTCTGCGACGAGCGCGGCGAGCGGACGGTGCCCCAGACCGACGAGGCCCTGGCGGCCCTGGCCGCGAGCGAACCGAAGGTGATCGACGAGATCGCCCGGTTCTGCGTCCCGCTCATGAACGACCCGACGGAGGAGCAGGTCGAAGAGGAAAAAAAAGACTGAGGGCGGACCCGTGGGAACTGTTCACCTACCGGCTCGCCCTGGAAATGAATGTCTGGGATGTGGAGGACTTCAAGCGGCGGATCACCCGCCGGCAGCTGCGGCGGTGGATGGCGTTCTACCTGATCGAGCCCTGGGGCCAGCCGTGGCTCCGGGCCGGTCGGATGACGAGCCTGATCCGGGCCGCGCTGGTGGGCAAGTTCGACAAGCACGACGAGGAGCGGTTCCTGATCACCTACCGGCAGGGCGACGAGTACCGGCCGAAGACGGCCCTGACGGACGAAGAGATCAGCGGCCGGCTGGCGGCCCTGCCGGGCCTGAAGAAACGGAGTAAGCGGTGTCTCAGATCGGCAAGGTCTCGGCCGTCTTCACGGCCAACTCGAGCGGGCTCGTCACCGGCGTGAACCAGGCCGCGTCGTCGATGCGGCGGATGCAAGGCCAAGTGTCGTCGCTCGCGGGAAACATGCGGACGCTGGTCGCGATCCAGGGGGCCCAGTTCTTCGGCGGCATCATGTCCGCGGCCGGAGGCTACGTCCGGTCGCTCGTGTCGATGGGGCAGGCCCAGGCCCAGGTGATCGACAGCCAGAGCAAACTGGCGGCCCGGCTGGGAATGACCTACGGCGAGTTTTCGGGGCTGGCCCTCGCGGGCGACCTGGCCGGCGTCGGCATGGACCAGATCGCGGCGGCGGCCACGAAGGCCGACGTCGCGTTCGTGAAGGCCGTCAACGGGTCGGCCACGGCCCGCAGGTCGTTCGAGGGCCTGGGGCTGTCCCTGGAGGAACTGGGCGGCATGTCGGCCGCGGAGCGGTTCCAGGCGATCTCCTCCGCGATCTCCGAACTGCCGACGGAGGCCCAGCGGTCGGCCGCGGCCGTTCAACTCTTCGGCCGGGCCGGGGCCCAGCTGCTCCCACTGTTTGCCGGCGGGGCCGAGGGCATTCAGCAGGCGGCCGAGCAGGCCGAACGGCTGGGGCTGGCCCTGACCACGGCCCAGGGCCAGGACGTGGAGGCGATGAACGACGCCTTCACGATGGCCTCGAAGGCGGTCGAGGGTGTCGTCCAGCAAGTGGTTGCCTACCTGGCCCCGGCCGTGAAGAACGTGGCCGACACCTTCACCAACCTGGTCGGCTCGATCGGCGGGGCGAACATCGGCCAGGCGATCGGGGACGGGATCCTCCAGGGGGCGCGGTTCCTGGCCGGGATCGGGGACTGGATAATCAACAACTTCGGGACGGTCTTCGAGTACCTGTCCACGGTCGGCCAGCAGTGGGGCGCGGTAATGGACTTCGCCCAGCGCGTCGGGAACTTCCTCTTCGGCGTGTTCAAGTTCTTCGAGGCGGTCGGGAACAGCGTGGGGGCGTCCATCACCTACGCTGCTTCCTTCTTTTCCAAGGCCGCGGGGCAGGCCTCGAAGGAATATGCCGACGCCGCCGCCGCGAACTTCGCCGCCGCTGGCAGCCAGATGGCGAGCGCCTTTACGGACTCGAGCAACCCGGTCGGCCAAGCGATCACCGGACCGCTGACGGAGGCTCTGGATTCGGCGATCGCCCAGGCTGAAAGATCCGCGGCGCAAGTTGAGGAGTCGGGCAAGGGCGCGGCAACTGAAATGGCCGCAGCCGTCGCGGCCGCCGTCGAGCCCCAGGCCGTCCGCGGCATCGACAGCCGGTCGAGCGAAGGGGTCGCGGAGATGTTCCGCCTGATGCGCGGCGGGGACAGCGTCCAAGAGCAACAGCTGTCGGTGCTCGAGCAGATCGCCGCCAACACGTCCGGCGGCGAAGACGACCTCGCGATGGAGTTCTAAGCCATGGCCTGGGTGAGCTACGAGCGGATCATCGAAGGGACCGGCCTCTCCGGCAAGTACGGCGAATCCATGCGGGCCGTCGAGCGGTGGCAGATCCGGACGGACAGCCCCTTGACGAGCAAGGCCGACATCCTCGTCGGGGTGTCGACGACGATCGGCGTCACCTACGGCACGGCCCACTTCGACCTGCCCGCCTTGAAAGCGCAGGAGTTCGAGCTGTCCCCCGTCGGGCGAGACGGGATGCGGTGGGTGCTCACGGTCCAGTACTACATCCCGACGCCGGGGAAGGAAGTGACGGAGAACGGGATCCCGGACGACGTCTGGGAGCGGTCGGGCGGTGTCACCAGCGTTCCGGCCTTCACCGACCGCGATGGGGAGTCGATCGTCAACGCAGCCGGCGACCCGCTCGAAGGGCTGGAAAAAGAGCGCGACGAAGAATCGTGGACGCTCACGCGGTGCTACGAAGACGACACCGCCCTGGAGTCGGACATCGACGGGGCCGACGGCCGGATCAACGAAAGCACCTGGAACGGCCGCGGTGCCGGATATTGGAAGTGCTACTTCAAGGGGGCGAAGCGCGTCACAACGTCGCGGCTCAATGGCAGCGAAGACGGCGGCACGCTGCTCTACATCGAGGCTCAATGGGAGTTTCGCTATGACCCGGGCTCCTGGAAACTGATGCCCTGGGACGTCGGGTTCATGGAGCTGGTCGGCTCGGGGGAAAAGCGGACGATCACCACCGACGACGGCAAGCCGGTCAAGCAGCCGGTCGGCCTGGCGGTCGACGGCACGGCCCTCGCGGCCGGCACGAAGCCACTCGTCGCCAACGGCGGTGAAGGGTTCGACATCTACGAGGAGGCGGACTTCGAGGTGATCTTCGGCACGCCCTCGATCCTGCCGGCCGGGAGCTCGTGATGGCCAAGGGAGTGAAGTTCAGCGAGGGGGCGGCCCGGCGGGTGATCGCCGCCACGCTGGCCCACGAGCGCGGCAACCGCGATCAGCCGCCGGTGAAGTTCCGGTCGGTCGCGGACGAGGATCCCCAGGCGCTGCTCGGAAAAACCACCGCAGCGTGGGACAAGGGCACACTGGCGACGATCGTGATCTATGACCTGGGAGATCCGCCATTCGAGGAACAATCGTCGCCCCTTCGGGAAATCGAGGGCTGTTGCAACAAGTTCGCCGACATCGAAGCCGATAGCTGGGTCTGGCTGAATCGGGGGCCCCGCGGCCACTGGTATGTGACCGCAGCCGAATGCCCGGAGGGCAGCTGATGGGCTTCCTGTTTGGCATCTGCTCGGATTGTTGCCAGGACGAAGAGGAGCCCTGCAGCCCGGGGACGGACGACGCTTTCAGCCAGATATGCTCGACGGAGTGCGATGCGCCCGCGTTCCCAGACGGCGGCGATTTGTACCGCAACGTGCCCAAGGGGTGCCTGCCAGCGTTTGCCGAGCCTGCTGGTTACGTCACCCTCGAGATCACCGCCTGCTACGGCAGCGGGGCGGCGGCGACGGTGGCCGCCCCGGAAGCCTACGGCGTCTGCGACTACGAGGGGGCCAGCGGCCCGATCGCCTCAGTCACCGTGACGAACGGCGGATCTGGCTACGCGGTGCTGGGAAGGGTCGCGCCGACGCTGACGGCGTCGATCGCCGGCGGCAGCGGCGCGACCGTCACTCCGACGCTCGCCCAAAACCATGATGACGACTGCGGCCGACCGCTCTGGGCTGTCGAATCTCTCTCGGCCAGCGGCGGGTCTGGGTATGCCGACAATGCCGACGTGACCTTCAGCGTGGCGGCCGGAGACACGGAGGTCGCGGCCGCGGAGGGCAAAGCCTTCGTGGGGTCTACCACGCCCAACCCGTCCGGGATCACGACCGACGGCATGGGCACCGGAGCCAGCCTCACGCTCACGTTCACCCAGCTGGCCAGCGGCGACTGGGTTTCCCGAGGCTACTCCGGGTGCCCGGCACCGAATGACGTGCCGAAGCGGAAGACGTACGCGCTGACCGGGGCGACCATCAGCAACGGAGGCAGCGGCTATGCGCAGTACGATCGCCTGTATTTATCGTTCGCATCCGCCGCCGACGGGTTTGAGGTCCTCGGCCAACATGCGTTCCTCGACGTCGACTCCGTCGATGGCAGCGGCGCGATCACCGGCCTGTACCTCGATCCGCTCGACCAGGGCAAGTACGCCGGGGCGCTGACGGACGCGATCGAAAAGGCGATCGTGCTTGAGTGCAGCAACAAGGCTGGCAGTTATTACCGCGGCGACGCCAGCGAGCCGGCCCTGGTCGCCACCGTGACGCTGACGCTCTCGCAAGAGAACCCCAGCGACGGCGCCGGCGCTGACCTGGTCGCGGTGGTCGACGACGATCCCGCGAGCGCGACGTTCGGCCAGATCACGGCCATCACGGTCGACGATGGCGGCTCGGGATACCTTCAGCCGCCGGCGGGGTGCGAGCCACCGGGCGAAAACATCTATGTGACATTCGGCGACCATACCGGAACGCTGTCGCTGGCATGCGGCGCGACGGCAAACGACGGAGAGATCATTCGCACTGGCCAGAACTGCACCTATTTTCGGGCGCTCGTCGAGGGATGCGCGTGCGACGGTCATGTTTACATCACGGTGTTTCATTTTCACGTCAACTGCGACCCGGCGGCCAACTGCGACGAGGGCGAGGAGTTCGACTGCGGAGGGCTCTACAGCGTTGTCCCGGATCCGTACGGCGTCGAGCGGTATTCCTACCGCCTGGAGAGCGATGAGGACGGCTGCCTGACCGGCGAGATCACGCTGGTCAACCAAAACACGAAACACTTTGCCAACCCGGACGGAGTCGGCGGCGTGGTGACGACGACCCAGACGCCGCCGCTCCCCAGCCAGGGGCCGCCGTCGCTTTCGTTCATGCCACCATGATCGTCGTCGCTCGCAACCTGTTTGAGGCGACCTGCCGCAGCCGGGGCTACGATCCGGCCGCGTGCGAGCCGTGCATCGTCGCGGACGACGGGCTTCGCGTCACCGTGGACGAGACGCACGCCGCCTACCCCCGGCTCCGCGAGCGGCCGACGCTGCTCGCGAAGGCCGCAAGCTTCGCCGCCTCTGCCGCAAGGCACGTCGTCGCCGGGATGCCTCTGGCGACCCCGGCACAGGTCGCGGAGCGGTTCGCGATCTGCGAGCAGTGCCAGCACTACGACGGGGCGGCCTGCCGCCTGTGCGGGTGCCCGGTCAAACGCAAGCGGCGGTTCGTGTCCAAGCTCTCGTGGGCCGGCGAGTCTTGCCCGGCCGGCAAGTGGGGGCCGGTGTCCGATTGACTCGCCGGCGACGGCGGGCAGACTGCGTTCCCACCCATAGGAGGCAAGGATGCCACCGAAAGGCACGCCAGGCGGCGACCAGATCACGGAGATCGCCCGTCGGCTGGTCGCGGAACACCCAGACCACCCGGCCCGCGGGCTGGCGCGGATGCTGGTGGCGGAGTCGAACGGGGCCCTGACGCTCGATCAGGCAAGAAAGCGGATTCTGCGGCGGCTGGGCCTGAATGGAAAGAAGAACCGCCAGTCCTCTCTCGTCTCCGCCCCTCGCGAGCCCCGCCAGGCCGGCGTGAACTACACCCTCCCGCCGTCGATCGCCCGGCCGTGGACCCGCTACCGCCTCGAGGTGACCGGCCGCGTCGGGATCCTGTCGGACGTTCACGTCCCGTATCACTCCGAGATCGCGGTCCGCGCCGCCGTCGGCCACCTGGTCGAGATCGGGATCGAGGCCCTGGTCCTGAACGGCGACATCGCCGACTTCTACTCGATCTCCCGCTACACGAAAGACCCGAAACAGCGGGACTTCTCCGGCGAGCTCGAGGCCGTCCGCGACTTCGTCGGCTGGATCCGGGAGACGTTCCCCGGGATCCCGATCGTTTACAAGGCCGGGAATCACGAGGAGCGCTGGCAGCATTACATCTGGCAGCACGCCCCGGAGCTGTCGAAGGAAAAGCGCATGAGCCTCCAGGCCTGGCTGAACCTCGACCAGCACGGGATCGACCTGGTCGAGGACCAGCGGCCGATCATGGCGGGCCGGCTCCCGATCCTCCACGGCCACGAGCTGCCGAAGGGGATGTCGTCGCCCGTCAACCCCGCCCGCGGCGCGTACATGCGGATGAAGCACACCGGCCTGGTCGGCCACCACCACCGCACGAGCGGCCACGCGGAAGCCGACTTCGACCACCGCGAGACGTTCAACTGGAGCACGGGGTGCCTGTGCGACCTGACGCCGGAATACGCGCGGATCAACTCCTGGAACTGGGGCTTCGCGGTCGCGACGATCCACGCGGACGGGGAGTTCGACGTCGAGAACCTGCGGATCACGGCCGACGGGAAGGTGAGGAGTTCGTGAGCCCCGAAGACCTGGTCAAAGCGGAGCAGCTCGCCCGCCGGATGGGGCCGGCGAACTGCTGGACTGGCACCGGGGGCACGCTAGCCTCCTACGCTCTGGCGATGATCCGGGAACTGAAGGAGCAAGCCATGAAGGAGCAGTCCGGCGACGTGGTGAAGTTCCAGACCGGGGCCGTCCGGTCGAGTGACGCGGAGGCCACCCGCTACGACCTCGTCTCGCCGATCGGCCTGGAGGCTGTCGCCCGGACGTGTGCGGAGGGGGCCGCCAAATACGGCGACTGGAACTGGGAGAAGGGGATGCCGGTCCACGATCTCCTGAACCACGCCCTTCGGCACGTCTACCAGTACCTCTCCGGCGATCGGTCGGAGGACCATCTGCCCCACGCGGCCTGGGGCCTGCTGGCCGCGATTCACTCCGAGGCCCTCTGGCCCCACCTAAACGACGGCACGCTCCGCGGTGCCGGCTGCACGCCTCCGGGGGCCGGGCCATGTTCGACCGCGTCGTCGTGATCTCGCTGGCCCGCCGGCCCGACCGGCTGGCGGGGTTCTACGCGCGGCTCGCCGGCCGGTTCGACGCCTGCCCGTACCCGGCGACCGACGGCCAGGAGGATCGCCCGCCGGCCTGGTGGAAGACGACGCCTGGGGCCTGGGGCTGCTACCAGTCACACCGGGCCGTGATCGACTACGCGCTGGCGATCGACATCGAGTCGATCCTGATCTTCGAGGACGACGCCACGTTCGTCCCCGACTTCACCGAGCGGCTCGCGGGCCTCGAGGTCCCGGCCGACTGCCAGATGCTCTACCTGGGGGGGCAACACCTGACGCGGGCGGAGCCGGGGCCGCCGGGCCTCGTGCGCGGGCGGAACGTCAACCGGACCCACGCCTACGCGGTGTTCGGCCGGCCGGCCCTCGAGCTGCTCCGCGACCACCTGCGGCCCGACCCGGCCCTCTGGACCGCCCGGCATCACATCGACCACCACTACGGCCTCTTGCACCGGCGGCGGCGGATCGCCGTCTACGCGGTCTCCCCGTGGCTCTGCGGCCAGGCCGCCGGGGTGAGCGACGTGTCGGGCCGGCCGGAACGCGAAAGGGCCTGGCGATGACATCCTGGGATTTCTTCGACACGCTCATGGGCCGGTCCGCCGGCCACGAACCCTGGCGGGTGTTCGAGACCGTCGGCGGGGCCGCCTACGTCCCGATCCGCCAGGAGGCCGAGCGGCGGAGCGACCGGACCTGGGACGGCATCTTCGACCAGGTCCGCGAGATCACCGGCTGGACGGCCGCCCGCGTCGAGCAGCTGAAGCGCGACGAGTGGGCCGCGGAAGTGGCCGGGGCCTTCCCGATCGCGGAGAACGTGACGAGGGTTCGGCCGGGGGACCGGATCGTGTCGGACACCTACTTCTCCACGCTCCAGGTCCGCGAGCTGGCCGACCGGATCGGGATCCCGAAGACGGTCCAGATCGTGACCTCGTGGGATGCCAAATGGTCGGGCCAGTGGTGGAAGTCGGAGGCGGCCCGCCAGGCCGACCTCCACGTCGGAGACAACCAGCGGAGCGACTGGGAGCAACCCCGGGCCGCCGGGCTCCGGGCCGAGCGTTACGCCGCCGGCCGGCCGACGAGCCAGGAGACCGCCTGGGAGCGGGACGGATTCTGGGAGGTGGCCGGGGCCGCCAGGGCCGCCCGGCTGATGAATCCGCACCCCCGCGGCTCCGACGAGCATAGGTGGTGGGACGGGGCCGCCGCGGCGAACGTCCCCTTCCTGCTGCTGGCCGCTGCTCTGGTCCACGAGTACGCGTTCACGGCCCGGCCCAGCCGCCTGGCCTTCGTCTCGCGAGACTCGATCCTCCTCTCGAAGGTCTACCACGCGCTCTACCGCGAGCCGGTGACGATCTTCGACGCCAGCCGGCAGACCCTCCGGAACCCGTCCGCTGACTTCTTGGCATACGTCAAGCGGCTGGCCCCGGGGACGCTGTTCGTCGACTTGCACGGCACCGGGAAATCGGTCCGCGAGTTCACGCGGAAGACGGGGATCGAACTGGCCTACGTCTTCGTCTGCGGCCAACGGCGGCTCGCGGCCCACGCTCCGGCGCTGGCGACGCTCCGTGGGATCGGCACCGGGACCGCGGTCGAGGTGATGAACTATCACGACGAGGGCCGGGTGACGGACGTCGACCGCGAAGGCCGCCCGATCCGGGCCCCGCTCGAGTACGACCCCGCGCCGGTCCGGGTCCACCGGACGGCCTCGATCGACGGGGCCCGGCTCTGCTGCCGCCCGCCCCGGGGCGTGACCGCGGAGCATGTGATCAGGGCCGCGGAGGCCGTCGCCAAGGCCGTCCCCCGCGAGCTGCTCCGCCAGCATCAGGTGGAGCACCGGGGGTGATCAGGCCGCGCCGGCCGCCCCCGGCGGCGGCTCGAGGTCGCCCGGCCAGATCCGCGGCAGCAGCTGCCACGGGGCCGGCTGGCCGGCCTGGGTGATCCGCGGGTCGAGGTAGCGCCTCGTGACCTTTTCGGAGGAGTGCTGCAGGGCATCCCGAGCCGATCCGCCGGCGGCGGTCAGGTGGCTGGCGAAACTGCGTCTGAGCGCGTGGAACTGGACCTCCGGCCCCTCCCCGAGCCCGGCCCGACGGGTGATCACCTTCCACCGCTCGCGGAGGGCGGTGTCGCTCGCCGGCCAGAAGAAGAGGGCCTGCTGATCGTGGCGGGACACTTGGTCGACCAGCTCGGCGACGTGGTCCGGCAGCGCGTAGGTGGCCGGCTTCCGGCTGCCCTTCCGGGCCTCGGCCGGCACGGCCAGCCAGGGCCGCTGCCAGTCCTGCCGGCCCACCCGGAGCACCGCCGTGATCCGCTCGCCGCTGTAGAACAGCACCCCGAGCAGGGCCTGGAACCAGACCGGGGCCGGGATCGGGCCCACCCAGCCCCGGACCTTCCCGCAGGAGGCCCACAGGCGGGCGAGCTCGTCGGCGGTGAACGCCCGGGGCGTCTGCTCCGGGATCAGCTCCGGGGCCACGAGCGGCCGCAGCCGGACGAGGCCGCGGGCCTGGGCGAGATTCCACAGGGCCAGCAGGCCCGACCGCTCCCGGGCGACCGAGTTCGGCGACAGCTTGGCGGCCCGCGCCGCCAGGAACTGGCTCACGACCAGGTCGTCGCAGTCGGCGAGCGTGGCCGGCCGCTCGAGGTGGAGGCTGAACTGCCGGATCGCGTGGCGAAGCAGGCGGACCGATTCGGGCGAGCGACCGCGGAGTTTGAGCGGGACGTAAACGGTATCCAAAAACGTGTCGAGATTCATGGCGACCTCTCCCCCGAAGGTAGGTCGCATCCGTGCGGCGGGCCGCCGGGAAATCCGTGCGGCCGGCACCCTTGGTCCATTGGAGTGCCGCTGGCGCGGGTCGTGAGGATTGCACCCCTCAAAGGGCTAGGGCTCCTGTCCCCGCCATTGGTGAACCTTCGGATCCCGTCCGGGGATCCGAAGGTTCACGCGATCCCGCCAGCACGGAACGCTACGCGCCGCCGGACCCCCAGGGCAAGTCGGCCCGTATTGATTCAGGGAGGAGGGGCCCTACCATCCGGGCCATGAAGATGATCACCGACAAGGCCGGCCGCCACCTGTGCACGACTGCCGAAGCCGCCCGAGAGTACGGGTGCGGACCGTCCTACATCCGGACGCTCGCCTCGAAGGGAATCCTCTGGTCGAAGGTGGAATCCCCCCGGGTGGTGTTCTATGATCTCGACCAGGTGAAGAAGGTCGCCAGGGAGAATCGGGCGACCAGACGGAAACGCGGCGGCCGCCCACCGAGGGGCAGTCAAGCCGCCTGACCGGAGTCGGCCATGTTTGAGGCCCTCAAGTATTTCATCCGGCTGTTTGCGTCCGTAATCCTGCTCGGCCTCGCGGCAGTTTTCTGCCTATTCGCGTCGCTCGACGCCAAGGCAACCGCTGCCATGTACGGGATCGGGGCGGTGTTCGGGCTGGCGGGCCTGTTGAGCTGGCCGCGGCGGCCGAACGCCTGGAGGCGCGATCCTCCGACGGAGCGGCAGCTGGCCTACGCTCGCGACCTGGGGATTTCGATCCCCAAGGGCATCTCGAAGGGCGAACTGTCCGACCTGATCACCGCCTTCAAGTCGTGACGCCCTGACGGCAGGGCCGTTTTTCCCGGGCGAAACCGCGTTGTTTTTTTCTGCTCAACAGGCCTTGACCAAAAGGCGATAACTCCTCTAGAACCTCCGTCGCGTCATGGATGGCACGACGGTGATCGAGCTGTCCGGTACAGGGAGGTACGCGATGGACGCCACGGTGTGGATCGAGTTGCTGATCGTGGTCCTGCGGATCGTGTCCGCGGGGCTGGCTGGTTGAGGCCGGTTTTTTGCACGACGCCAACAGGCGATAAGGAGTATTGGCATGGATGCCATGGAACGCAGTCCGGGTGATGCGGAGGCCGCCGCGGCGGTGGCCGGGATGGCCGAGACCTACGGCCACGGAATCAGGGTGGGGGCGGAGCACTGGTTCCAGCCCGCGATCGGCGCGATGCCGATCCCGGGCCGGGTGCTCGACGTCAACGCCGGCGGAATGATCGTGATCGCCGACCGGTCGGGGACGGAGCACATCATCCACCCCACCATGATCGCGGAGTTCTGACCCATGGTTCAGGGACGACACCGCGCCATGTACCGCAAGGGTCCGGAGCACCGCTGGGCGCAGCGGCGGGCCGAGATCGTGCAGAAGCTGATCGCCCCCGGCCGGGTGCTCGAGCGGCTGGTGGCGGAGATCCGGCCGGTCGGGGTGAACACCTACTTCATTCCGGCCGGGGCCGCGCTGCTCTTGCGTGCGAAGGCCACGCTCGACGAGTTCCGGCCGCTCGCGAACGACACGGAAGGGGAGGTGTTCGAGTGATCCTCGTTCACGGACTCGTCGTCCTGGCGATCACCGCCGGGATGTTTCTGGTGGCGGTCGCCCTGGCGGGTCTGGCACTCGTCGGGATTCAGATTCAGGAGGAGCGGCGCGGCAGCGGATGCCGGGCCGCAGGAGGCCGGCGGAGCCGGCGGGGACAGGGATGCAATCGGCCGCGGGTGGCGGAGCCCGCCCGCGGCACTTTCACCGAAGGAGAGTGAGATGGCCATAAAGGTGATCCGAGGCAAGATGCGAAAGCCGGTCCGCGTCGTGATCTACGGCGTCGAGGGGATCGGCAAGACGACCCTGGCGAGCCTGTTTCCGAACCCGATCTTCCTCGACACGGAGGGCAGCACGAACCAGATGGACGTCGCTCGTTATCCGAACCCGGAAGACGAGGAAGACGGGCGGCTTCGCAAGTGGACCCACATCGAAGGGGCTCTGCTTGGACTCGCTCGCGAAAGCGATGGATTCCAGACGGTGGTGATTGACTCGGCCGACTGGGCCGAGCAGCTGGCCGCGAATCACATCCTTGGAAACAAAAGAAGCCTGGAGGACTTCGGCTTCGGCAAGGGGTACGTGATGCTCGCAGAGCAGATGGGAAAGATGCTTGGCTTGTGCGACGAACTTATCCGTCGCGGCCTGAACGTGGTCATCGTGGCCCATTCGAAGGTCGTTCGGGTGAGCCCGCCCGACCAGACCGACGGCTTCGACCGCTACGAGCTGCGGCTTCACAAGGCGGTGGCCCCAAAGTTCAAGGAATGGTCCGACGTCTTGCTTTTTGCCAAGTACCGCACCCACATCGTCGAAGGCGACGACGGGCGGATGAAGGCCAAGGGCGGCAAGGACCGCATCTTATGCACCCAGTGGGCCCCGGCCTCCGACGCGAAGAACCGGTTCGGCCTGGCCCCGGAGATCCCGATGACGATCGAGGCCCTGGCCCCGATCTTCTCGGCCGCCCCGGCCCCGGCAAAAGCCGCGGAGCCCAGCCTGTTCGAGCGGCTGGCCGCCCGGATCGCCGCCTGCAAGATCGTCGAGGCTCTGGGGAAGGCCGGCGACTACGTCGAGCAGATGGGCAGCGAGGGCCAGCTGACCGCCGACGAGGTCAAGCAGCTCGAGGCCCTGATCGGCCAGCGGCACGACGAGATCCAGCCGGAGGTGGCCAATGCCTGAGTGGCACGCGACCTGGACGCGGATGCGGGGCGACTGGCCCGCGGCCGGGATCACTCGCCGGCAGCTCGAGCAGCTGCTCCTCGATGAGCGGATCGCCATGGGGATCTGGGAGCTGAAGCGGGTCCTCGAGGCCGCGGGCCTGTGGCCACCGCCGAAGGCCTACGGCCACTTTTCGTATCAGCCGGAACACGTTGAGGCGGTCCGAGCGTATGCGGACCGCGAGGGTTTGGTCTTGCGAGTCAGGGAGGAGTCGGCCCATGCGGTTTGAACAGTTCGACCAGGACTACGAGGCGGCGGAGCAGCTGCTGCCGGACGGGGATCACGAGTGTGAGATCGTCAAGGTGAAGGAGTGGTTCGCCAAGGACCAGAGCCGGACGGCGCTGATCGTCACGCTTCAGCCGGTCGAGGGCGACTACTCGCCGATCGAGAAGTGGCTGGACCCGTCACAGAAGCGGGACCACCGGGCCGCCATGCAACTCCTGGACGCAGTGGGGATTCCCCGCGACCAGGACCTGGGCGAGAACGCGGTCGGCCGGCTGGTGATCGTGACCACGAAGCGCGGCACGAAGAAGACCACCGGCGAGCCGACGGTCTACGTCAACGGGTTCGCCGCGTCGGCGAGCCAGCCGGCGGAGGCTGCGAAGCCCGCGGCCCGGACCCCGAAGCAGAAGGTCGAGGCCGCCGGCCAGGGAGGGACGAATGACGACATCCCGTTCTGAGTTTACGGCGGGCCAGTTCGTGTGGGAGGCCTTCGCCTACATCAACAGTCAGGATCAGCCGGCCTGGAGGATCCGCAGGGCGCAGGTGGTCTCGGCGGGCGGCGAGGGCCGCGGCACGCTGCTCCGGTATGACGACGGCCGGGCTGACATCTTCTGGCCGACGAAGTCGCTGCAGGCCTTCACGCATCACGTCGAGGCCGTGGCGCACTGCGTCGGGGTGTTTGCCGCGGTCCGCCGCGACATCGAGGAAGCCATCGACACGCTCATGGCCATGAACGACGACGAATCGGGTGGTCCCGCCCGGGCGCTTGAGACCGCCGCAGGGACAGCGCCGCCGGAGGTCGCGACGTAACACCGGCCTGTCGGCGACCAGGAGCGGCTCGCCTTCCCGAACCCTGGACCGACCGTCCGCCTCACGACACGAGGCACATACACCACGGAGGGACTGACGATGTTTCGATGGCTGAAAGAGCGGCGGCAGCGGGCCGACCTGGCGGAGGTGGCCCGGAGGCTCGAGGCGGAGAACGAGCAGCTGAGGGACCGTGTCGCTCGCCTGGGCGAGATGTACGTCCGGGCCCTGGCCCTGGTTCGGGCTCTGAGGGACGTCAACGCGGATCTCGATCGGCGGCTCGTCGGGGAGGTGGAGTCATGAGCGACTACTACCCCGAGCGGGCCGACTTCGGCCCCCTGTTCAGCCAGGCCGCCACGCCCCGCCAGGCCGGGCTCGCGGCCGGGGCCGCCTGCCTGGAGAAGGCCGAGCGGCGCGGCTTCGACGCGGACGCCGCCCGGGCCGCGGTGCTCGAGCTGCTGGCGGACGGCCGGCCCCGCTCCGGCGAGGAGATCGTCGACCACTGCCAGCGGCTGGGCCTGGTCCCGCACGACGCCCGGGCCTTCGGGGCCGTGATCGGGACGCTGGCCCGCCGGGGGCTGATCGAGGCGGTCGGGTTTGCGGCCAGGCGGAAGGGCCACGGGACGGCCGGGGCGAGAGTGTGGAGAAAAACGTCGGCGTCACTGTGACGCGCGGACGCGGATCGGTGGAAGGACGCGAAAGCAAAGGAGACAGTGATGCTTAGTGGGATTGTTTTCGGACGGCGTGTTCCTGGCGGAAACGGTGGTTCAACTGCGAACAGCGACCTCCTGGTCTCGCGAATCTCGGAGAACAGGGGTCGCGAGTCGATGACGGTCAGGATTCACGGCGACGTGATGCGGCGTCTGAGGTGGATCGTGGGCGATTACATCGTGTTGAAGCCGGGAGATGACGGCGAGAAGTGGGTGCTCGAGCGAGTCGGCGGCCCCAAGCAACAGGGATTGAAGATCACGAGCGCGAGCGGAAAGTCGTCGCAGCACGGCAGGGTCAGCTTTACCGTTGATAGCGATGTCTTGGATCAAGTGTTTGAGGAGAAATCGACATCGTTTACCGCCACGCTGTGCGACAGCAGTGGCAACGAGGCCGTGTTTCTCCGCGATTGATCGACGCCGCCCTCGTGATAGGCACGCGCCGCCAGGGAGGCGGTCGGTCGCTTCGACGCGGCGGGGCGGAATAGAAAGGAAACCAACCATGACCAGTAACACCCCCAACCCCCGCCGCCGGATCGCGGACCTCCTGGCCGCGTTCCGGCGTGTGACCCCGGAGCAGCGGGCGGCATACATGACGAAGGCCCTGCGGCTGGCGATCCTGTCGAGGCCGCCACGGTGGAAGGGAGGCCAGGATGGCCGGTGAATGGATCCCCTACGACGTCTGCCTGCCCCAGAAGCCGGAGGTGCTCGAGCTGGTCGACCGGACGGGGCTGGGCCCCGACCAGGTCGTCGGCCGGCTCCTGATGCTCTGGGGGTGGGCGGCCCTGAACAGCTCCGACGGGACGGCCCGGATGTCGATCCGGCTCCTGGGGAGGATCTGCGGGGGCGACGAGGACTTCTGGCGGGAGGTCGAGGCCGTGGGCTGGCTCGTGATCGACGCGGCCAACGGAACTGTGGCGATCCCCGGATGGGAGCGTCGGTTCTCGAAAGCCGCAAAATCACGGGCTTTACACGCGATTCGGGCCGAGGACGCGAAGACGCGCACCGGCGGGTGCGCTCCAGCGCACCCACGGGTGCGCAAACGCGCACTAGAGAGAAGAGATAGAGGAGAGAGAAATTCTTCTTCTTCCCCCGGTGTCGCTGCGCTCGCGGAGCCGGAGCCGGCGGGCCCGGCTGGCTGGGACACCCTGCGGAAGGCCTGGGCGGCCGGGACGGGGAGGCCCTGGAAGCTCCCGGATCCGCCGGACAAGGTGGCGGACCGGCTCGCGGAGGAGGGCTGGTTCCAGAAGGCCCTGGCGGCGATCGAGGCCCTGCCGCGGTGCCGCTACTTCCGGGATCCGGTCACCCTGCCGCAGCTCGTGGCCCCCGGGTTCGTGGACAAGGTCCTGGGGGGCCAGTTCGACAACCCCCGGGAGCAGCGCGGCCCTCGCGGCCCGGACGACCGCCGGCCGGCGGCGGAGGCCGCGTCGGAGTGGGCCCGCGGGGCGTCGGAGCAGGCTGCCCGCCGCCAGGCCTACCTCGAGGCGAAGGCGGCCAAGGGACGCACGGCGGAGCCGGGGGACGCTGACGAAGACCTGGAGCGGACGAAGGCCGACATGATCCGCAAGCTGCGAGAGGGGGCCGCGTGACTTTCCCGAGCGGGATAGAACGGCGAGGAATCGACGCAAACCGACGAGGATTGTCCCGAGCGGGACAGTGACCACAGGAGGCAGCATGTTTTCCGGTTCCGGAAACCGGGCATTACTGGAAAACGTAATTTCGACCGATGGTCGCCCAAAACCATAAAAATAGGCGCCGATAATCACTTTGCACAGAACACCAAGGATCAGGAGCGGCGAGACATGAACACTGACAACACGCAGCCGGTGGCGTGGATGGTGGAGTGGACTGACCACGCGGACTTTTTCCTGCACAAGCCTGACGCAGAGATGGTTGCTGCGGGCGACATGGCAGTGCAGTCGCTCTACCGCGCGCCGCAGCCCACGCTCACCGACGCGGAGCGGACGTTCCTGCGGATGGTGCGAGACACCTATGCGATGCAGGACGACGACGAGGTTTGCGGCATGATTGCGGCTTCGATAACCGGGCTTTTGGAGCGGACGAAGTGAAATCAGTCGGCCCTGCTCCCGTCGAACGCCCTAGCGCCGCTGGGGTCACTGACGTAGGCGGGGCGGGGCCGACCTAAACCATGTCTTACGTGATACGAAAAATGCCCAACGAAATGCCGTGGTATGCGTGGTTTTCTCTGGCCGTACTCATCCCGGCGTCGTTCTTTGGGTCGGCGTGGCTGATGCACTGGGCGACCGGAGCCGACCCGCTGGTTGAGGAGATATGGCGACTGCGTGGGCAGAACTCGGTACTGCGGGAAAGGCTGGAGCAACTGGAGGGCGAGAGGCGACGGGATGCCGACACGCTGCGCAAGGTGATCGGGAAGTGAGAACGCCAGCGATCAGCGGCCCGCGACCGCTGACTTACCATACCGGCAGACGGCATCGCGGGTCCGCTGCATCGCTTGGTTCTCGCATGATCAATCCGAACAAAGTCATACTGGATGGCGAGCAGTCAGACGCAATCATTGCCGCTCAGGCGGCCGAGATAAGACGGCTTACGCTGACCGACGCGGAGCGGGAGGCGCTGTTGTTCTGCTACCGAGCCGCGTTACCGGAGGCGGAGAAGTTGGGCGGAAACGCTGGCGAACTATGCCGGATACACCGCGACACGCTGCGTGGACTTTTGGAACGACTAGGCTGAGAACCATGCAATTGAGCCGCACTCAGTGCGGCCTAACACCGTTAGACGCCGGATTATCCGGCGGCTGGCTCCTCGCTGGACTCGCGCCGCGGATCGCCTACCGTGGCGGGCCGCATGGATGCGACCTCGATCACGTTCGAGATCCCGGGCCAGCCGTTCCCGCAGCCGCGGGCGCGGATGGCCAGGAACGGCCACGTCTACACGCCGGATAACGGGATCGCTGGCTACAAGGCCGCGGCGGTCCTGGCGGCGCGGATCGCGTCGGCCGGCCGGTCCCCGTCGGCAGACGCCCACGCGATCTACCTCGAGTTCGTGATCGAGCGACCGCCGTCCCATCGGCGGAAGGACGGGACGCTGACGCCGAAGGCCCCGGTCTGGCCGCCGAAGCGGGCCGGGGACTGGGACAACCTGTGCAAAGGGGTCTGTGACGCGATCACGGATTCGGGGTCCGTGTGGCTCGACGACGACCAGGTCGTCGAGTGGGGCGGCCGGAAGCGGTACGCGGCCGACGGGGAGAAGCCGCGGACGATCGTCACGATTCGGAGGCTCGCGCCATGAAGCGCAAAGCCATCCGCTTGCCAGACGGCAAGTTTCAAGGCAGAGAGCGGCAGCTGCTCACGGCCTGGCAGCTGGCCGAGGCCCGAAGGACGTGGCTGGCCGGCGAGTCGATCGGCGAGATTGCCAGGTGCATCGGCGTCACTGTGTCGGTCTTCAACCGCCGACTCTGCGACCAGCTGGCGGACCTGCCCGCGCGGCCGCGGCGAACCAACTCAGGCCGGCGAGGAAATGACCCCACAGAAGAGGAGATTTACGGCCGACTGACGATGCTCGAACAGCAGAACTGGAGCGACGAGGAACGAGAAAAACGCTGGAAAGGACTGAACTAGGTTCAAGCCTTCGGCCGGCAACCCCTACCCTGACACCATGACCAGAATCCCCCCGCCCCGCCGCAGCCCGCCCCGGAACAACCGGATCCTGTCGCTGCTGCGGAAGCAGCTGCGGCGCGGGGACGGGGCGCCGCCGCCGCCCCCCCCGCCGCCGCCCGAGCCGGAGATCGTCTCGCTGTGGCGGATCGATGCCGTTGGCCGCGCGTACCACTGGAGCGCCTGACATGGCTGTCGTCGACCAGCGTCCCGGTTACCTGGCCCACGCCTTCCGGCGTGGCGACACGTTCACCGCAACCGTGGATTTCAACTTCAACGTCACTGGCTACACCTGGGAGGCGGCGATTCGGTCGACCGTCACGGGAAGCCCGCTCGAGACGTTCACGGTAACGGTCACCAACGCCGCCGGCGGTGTGCTGCAGCTGTCCCTGTCAGCCGCCGAGACTGGGGAGATCCCGGCCGGGGTGTGGGGCTGGACGCTCGTGGGCACGAACGCCGGGACCGTGCGGACGTATCTCTCCGGATTTGTGGAGGTCAGCGAATGAGCATTGAAATCAACGTCACTGGGGCCAGCGTCACCGCCACGGTTTCCGGGGGCGGCGGAGTGCCGTCCAGCCCCGAGGGAATCTCGGGGGCGGCGGCCGTGACGAACATCGTCTCGATCAGCCAAGAGGACTACGACGCCCTGGCCGTGAAAGACGCCACCACCGTCTACATCATCACCTGAAATGCCTGCACTGCTCGGCAATACACCCGCGTCGGCACGGATCGGCTCCCAGGTCGCATCCGTGCAAGTCGGCGCGAGCGCTGCGGTGCCGGCGGGCGCCAACACCGCGAACTACCAATCCGCTGCGGACTGGAGCGGCGAAAACGGCAACGTGACGACGGTGGGCACCAACGGCGGCCCCAGCGCCTACGGCACCTTCGACCAGGGCGGCAACGTGTTCGAGTGGGTCGACCTCGTGCCCGCCGCCGGGGTGCTCCAAGGTGTTCGCGGCGGATCGTATGCCTCGAACAACGAAGCCTTCCTGTCGGCGAACAACAGCAACGCGATTCTGGCAAGCGGCTTCGGTTCGCAGTACGGGTTCCGGATCGCCACCCGTGCCAACCCGCTCTCGCTCGACACGGTGTTCGTCGGCAACCTGAGAAATCCGAACGACGCTTCGGGCTACGGCGGGGTCGTGTACCCGTTCCAGATCGGGAAATATCCGGTCACCAACGAACAATATGCCGCGTTCCTGAACGCTGTCGCGGCGACCGACAGCTACGGCTTGTTTCACGCCAGCATGGATGGTGCTCGAGGCGGAATCGCTCGATCCGGCTCAAGCGGCAGTTTCACCTATGCCACGCGCGACAATATGTGCGACAAGCCAGTCAACTTCGTGAGCTGGTTCGACGCGGCCCGGTACTGCAACTGGCTTCACAACGGCATGGGCTCTGGCGACACCGAGACGGGGGCCTACACGCTCGCCGGCGCTACCACCGGCACCCCTCCGGCCAAAAACGAAGGGGCCGTGTATTGGATCCCTTCCGTCCACGAGTGGTACAAGGCCGCTTATCACAAAGGCGGGTCGGCAGACGCCGGATACTGGGACTACCCCACCCAAAGCGATTCCGTGCCGACCGCCGTAACGGCCGGCGCCAGCGGCAACGGCCCGCAAGAGACTGGTTACGACTGCGATTGAAGACCCACACTGTGTAACACCGGAGAAAAGCACCGATGCCAGCCCCCGATCTGAACAACCCGACGAAGGTGGAGGCGAAGTTCGTCCACGTTGCCGCCACCACCACCGGCGCGAGTGTGCTGACCTGCCCGTCCGACACGGTGCTCCGTATCGTGTCCCTCACGGCCGACAACGTGGACGGCACCAACGCGGCGGACGTCACCCTGGAAGTGGATGGCGATCCCTACAAGAAGACCATTTCCGTACCGGCCGATGCCAGCCTGCTCCTGGTGGACAAGGATGGACCGCTGTACCTGACGGACGGCCTTGAGCTGGAGGCCTTCGCGTCGGCCAACGGCGACATCGTCATCAACTGCTCCTATGAGGAGATCACCTGAGATGCCCGCCCTCAACGATCCCTGCTGGCGTGATGCCAGCGGCGTGGCTCACTTGAGCCTCCCGCACCGCGTCCACCTGCCCGACGGCAGCACCCGCACCGACGCGGCCCAGTGGTCGCTCGACCAAGCCGTGCTCGCCGCCACCGGCTGGACGCGATCAACGCTGACGCAGGCCGACCTTGATCGGCTGTTCCCGCCGCCGCCTGAGCCGACCTGGGAGGAGGCGGGCTGGGAGACGCCGGGAGGCTGGCGTCTCGGGTGGACGCCCGACCGCGTGGCCCTGCTCACGGGGCTGTATGTCCTCGCTGCGAGGGCAGCCCAGCTCGGCATCGACCAGCCCATCGTCGTGAGCGACATGGCGGGCGAGCGGCACACGCTGACGTTCCAAGAGTTCGAGCAGTTGATGCTCGCGTATGGTGCGGCGCGGGCTGCGGCGAGTGCAGGAGGTGAGGCATGAGTCGGGCAAGAGGCGGATACATCGGGTTCAACCGCGTGCCTGCGGCGGCGGCGATCAACTCTGCGGCGAGCGGAGTGTGGAGTCTCAGGGAGGCGGAGGCTCTCAAGCGGGCGGGGACGTGGCCGACGCTCGCGCCGGGCGGCGTATCGACCGGCCTGCAACTGTGGCTCGACGCTTCTGACGCCAGCACGCTTTACGACGCCACGAGCGGCGGCTCGCTCGTCGCGGCGGATGGCGGCGTGGCGAGGTGGGAGGACAAGAGCGGCAACGGGCGGCACGCGACTCAAGGTACGGCAAGCAGACGGCCGGTGCGCAAGGCAGCGATCCAAGGCGGCAAAGACGTGCTTCGGTTTGATGGCAGCGCAACAGCCGGTGACGCAGACCGGATGCAGATTACCAATAGCACGTCTATGTTTAACTTCCTGCACCAATCCAGCGGGACGGTGTTTTGCGTGCTAATCAACGGAACCACCAACGACTACAACAGAGTCATGGTGTGGTTAGACAATGGTGGGGTCGGTGCTCAGACAGGCTATCTTTTGGCCTACGCTGATCGCGCGGCACAAGGCGAAAACAATATGCTAGCTTCTGGCGGCGGCGCGTCAGTAAATGCTTATTACACAATGGCAAACAACTATGTGGACATGCAGGTCGCAAAGGTCTACACAAATGTTGTCAATGCAACCGCATCTGCGGCATCTCGGTCGCTGCTTTACAAAAACGGATCACTCAATGCGGCGGTAAACTCAGCGACAGGCTCAAATGCCAGTAACGCAACCTACAATATGATGATAGGTGGTGGTGGGGACAACACGGGGACATTGCCGTTTCAAGGCGACATTTTAGAAATGATCGTCTACGGCTCCGCCCTTTCTTCCACCGACCGCGCCGCCGTCGAGACCTACCTCCTCGCCAAGTGGGGCATCACATGACGCTGTGGTACGCCCTCCAAGACGAGCAGGTGATCTACCTGATCTGCTCCATCATGCAGACGCTCTGCCTCGCGTATCTGGTGTGGCGGTCGCCGTGAGAACGTCCTGTTAATCCCATGCCAGCCCGCATCGAACGCTGGAAGCCGCCGCGATTCCTGGCCGTCGAGCAGACGAAAGAACACGCCCACTACTGCACCGCGGAATGGAAGGCCAAGCGGATCCGGATCGGCACCAGGGACGCCTTCGTCTGCCGGGACTGCGGCCGAGTGGCCTACGGGAAGAACGGCCACGCCGATCACATCGTCCCCCTCGAGGACGGCGGCAGCGACCAGGACGAGAACCTGGCCTGGCGGTGCTCTGCCTGCCACGGGCGGAAGACCAGGGCCGAGCAGCGGCGACGAGGGGCGCTGTAATGGGGGGTGGGGTCGCCTACAAAATCAACGTGCGACGGAAGAC